GCGACAAACACTCCTACGCCAAGTATTACTGCATCACCTACTCACACGCCAACCCCAAGTATTACTGCGAGTCCTACAAATACACCAACGCCAAGTATTACTGCTTCACAAACACAGACACAAACACCAACGCAAACACAAACGCAAACACAGACAAATACACCAACCCCAAGTATTACTGCGAGTCCTACGAATACCCCAACTCCGAGCATCACTTCTTCGCCTACGAACACCCCAACGCCAAGTATTACTGCTTCACAAACTCAGACACAAACACCAACGCAAACAAATACACCAACGCCAAGTATTACAGCAAGTCCTACCAACACACCTACGCCAAGTATTACAGCGAGTCCTACGAACACGCCAACACCTTCTATAACTGCAACTCAAACAAACACACCAACCAATACAAAATCACCCACGCCGACCCCTACTATGACATGTTTGTATTATAACCTGTTCAATAATTCACCATCAGGAACTATTACTGTCCAATATACTGCATGTGATGGTGGTACAGTTTATTACACTTTAGCACCACAAGAGTCTTATAATGTTTGTTCAATGACTGTTCCTATTCGATTCTCAGGGGTGAATTCATTGACAGTAACTCCTTTGGGAATATGTCCAAGCCCCACGCCGACCCCAACAGTAACTCCGTCAATAACACCAACAAATAGTCCGACACCAAGTGTTACTGCAACTCGAACACAAACACCAACGGTGACACCAACACCGAGCATCACTCCAAGTGCGACTGCAACACCTGGTCCTTCGCCTACGCCAACGACAACAGCAACCAATACGATGACACCAACACAAACAATTACTCAAACAAATACTCCGAGCCCGACACCATTCTCACCATTGTCATACAATCCAATGATTTGGATTGACTTCAATGATTCTTCAACACTTTCATTGAGAACAACAGGTGGAACAAGTTATGTACAATCAGTTTCCAATAAAGGTAATTGGACTGGTCTTACAGGATTTAGTCAAACAACTGCTGCTGATCAACCTAAATGGTCAGCATCAACAATGGGAACATCGAAATCAGCCGTAACAATTTCAAATGATTGGTTGGTTGCAAATACATTCATAACAGGAACAACATGGAATACATTTGCTGTCATGAAATTCTCAGCATCTACTGCTTCGTTCTCTGTTGTAACTGCAGCAGGTGGTGGACCATTGGGTGGAAGTGGATTCTGGTCTCCGATCATACCACAACCTGCATCACCAAACTTCAGGTACATCAATGCTCTTGATCAGAATGGATCTACAACACAACACAGAGTTAGATTCAATGGTTATTCAGGTTATAATACAACTCAGGTATGTCAGTCTTATATTTCCAACACTGCAACAACAGTTGTGGACTATATGAACTTCAACAATAGTGGAACAACAGAGGTAATTCTTAAATCGAATTTGACACAAACAGGAATGCCAGGTACTTATACAGGTGGAACAACTTTCTCAATCATCAACTCTGTTGGATCAACTGAGAATGTTATTGGTGAAATTGGTGAGATCATAATGTTCAATAAAGAATTGACATCATCAGAACAATCAACACTTGTCAATCATCTAAAAACAAAATGGGGAATAACATAGTATGTTAGGATTTATAAAATATGATGACAATATTTCAGCAGAGAATCTGATCAATCAGATCAATACCTGCATTGGTTTGCCGAATGGTAGTACATATACTTGGGACACACCAAGATCATACTGTACACTTGGTCCAACTTCTGCTTATACTGAATTCTATGGTTATGTTGTTAAGGTTGACACAGATCAAATCGGTCAATGTTTAACACAAGAACAATTAGCATCGATCATTGAGATTCCAAGTGAATGTGGAATATGTACTGATTGATGTAGCAAAAAAATATATTTAGTAATATGAGTCAAGAAATAAAATATGATGGAGACGATTTGTTAAAAGTATTCGATTTCGGTGCTGTTGCCAAAGTTCCAATCATCGAAGAAAATTTAATCGTAAACACAAGAACTCCCTATGTCTATTATGGACCTGCAAACTTGGCTCCTCAGGAGTTGATTCGCCTATACAACTCATCCCCCACTCATCGTGCTGCAGTTACATCCAAATGGTATGGAGTTCGTGGGGAAGGTATTACATTGTCTTCAGGAGAGAATGATCGTTTGGTCATGGTAAACTCTCTTGGAGACAATCTTTTTGACATCTATGTAAAAGCCGCTTTGGATTTCGTTCTTTATGGTGGCTTTGCAATCAATACAGTTTGGAGAAGAGATCGTGATCAAGGATTTGAGATGTATTATATGGACTTCTCCAAGTTAAGAGCCGAAAGATCTGATCTACATGACAGAATAAATAACTTTTATTATTCTGCTGATTGGGCTTTTCCAAAGAAGTTTGTTCCTGTTCGAATACCAGCATTTAATGCAAACACAGAAGAACCATCTCAAGTATTCTATTACACAACACATAGTGCAGGAAATAACTATTACCCCACTCCAACTTATTGGGGATCTGCAACCGCAATTTCTACGCAGTGTGAGATCTTTAACTGGCATTATAACAACATTGTGAACGGTCTTGCACCATCACTATTCGTGTCTCTTCATGGAGTACCAGCACCTGAGCAAAGAGAAGAGATCTATAAAAACATGATGGCAAAATATGGTGGATCGAATCAAGCAGGAAAATTATTCTTGACATTCTCTGATTCAAAAGAAACTGCTCCTGAGATCACACCAATCCCTTCCAATGGTTCTGACAAGTTGTGGGCTGAACTTAATGACATGGTTCAACAGGCAATCCTTACTTCACATCAGATTTCATCACCTGAACTATTGGGTATTATAACTCCTGGTGGACTTGGAACTCCTGATCATATGGAAGCACAAGATCACTTCCATAACTTGGTGATCAAGCCAATTCAAACTGAGATTCTTAACATCTTCAATAAGTTGTTACTAATCAGAGACAAGAAACCTGCTGATCTTGTTGTTGATCAATTCCAAATGGTTACGGTTGCTGACAAAGCACCAATCAAAATTGAAGACATCAATGAAAGAAGAGATGTGGCAGTAGATGAAATAAAAGATGAAACAATCCAACAACAATGAGTCAATTTATAGTACCACAGAACATATGTCTGATCTCTGAGAACAAACTTAAAAACTTTACTGACATTGATCAGAATGTTACAAGTGCTGTTCTCTTACCTTTCATTCAAGTTGTTCAACAAACAAAACTTGAGTACATCATTGGCTCTCGTTATTATGTTGAATTATTGAATCAGGTTTCTGCCTCAACACTTACTGACATCAATACCAATTTCTTGAATTACTATGCAGCACCAATGTTGGTGTGGGCGGCATATGCTGAAGCATTACCTTCTGTTTTCATGAGAATTAAAAACAACGGTATTGTTACAGGTGCGGAGAACACCGTTACAATCAAAGAAATGGATTACATGCAAAAAAGAGCGGATGACAGAGCACAATTCTTTGAAGCAAGACTTATTGAACAGATCGTATGGAACTCAAATTTATACCCACTTGTTTGGCAGTGGTCAAGTAACGATGGTATTAGACCACATTTAGGAAAACAATATTTCTCTGCTCTTCATATTCCTGAGACTGGTGGAGTTATGGACATAAACAGATTCAACTTTCCTGGTATGAGTTATTACGCAGGACCTGAGTACGCTTGTATTTATGGATGCTAATTTATTTTGTATATTTGCGAGATGGCAATAGTTTACAGACATATAAGATTAGACACGAATGAACCATTCTATATTGGTGTAGGAACATCTAAAGATCGGGCTTTCAGAAAAAGTTATAGAAACAAGATTTGGAATGACATATATTCTAAGTCGGAAATAAAAATCGAAATACTCTTCTCGGACTTGACTAAAGAACAAGCAATAGAAAAAGAGAAAGAATTTATTTCTTACTATGGTAGAATAAATAATGGAACTGGTTCACTGGCTAATTTAACTGATGGAGGTGACAATTTTGGTAGAATCGCTTGGAACAAAGGAATAAAAGTTAGTGATGAAAAGAAACAACAAATGAGTCTTATTTCCAAACGATTAGGTTGTAAGCCTCCGAGCAGAAAAGGTTCAAGTCATACAATAGAAACCAGAAAAAAAATGTCGGAATCACATTTAGGACAAACATCTTGGAATAAAGGTTTGAAATTGATCAATAGAAAAAAACCATGAATCAAGAGCAACTTCTAATAATTTCCAATGCAATTACAGGTATTGCAGGATGGTGGGTTGGAAAAAGAAGACAACAAGCAGACACAGACAATGCTGTTCTAAGAAATTTGGAACTTTCTGTAAATCTTTATAAGACCATAATCGATGATTTGAAGGATGAAATTCATGGTCTGAACCTAAAGATCCAAGAATTGGAGAAGAAAATCGATGAATTGCACGCCGAAAATAAAAGACTGAAAGCAAACTTATAATCATGCCAATCCCAAAACCTAAAGAAGGAGAATCAGAGAAGGATTTTATTCCTCGTTGTGTAAGGTCCATAATTGACGAATACGACCAAAATCAAGCCTTGGGTATATGTTACTCCCAACTGAGACAGAAGATGTCAGAATCGGAAGAAAAATTCGTTTTAACACCAAGAAAGAATGAGAATAGAGGAGCCTATTTGACAAGATGTTCAAGAAATGCAAAGATGAAATCACAATCACCAAATCTTAAAGAGAGAATGGCGGATTGTTTAAATGCATTTAACGCTTATTACAAGTATTGGGCAAAAATTGAAGAGTTCGGTGACATACCAAAAGATTCAGTTCTTGGTATGTGTATTACAAAAGAAAAAGCAAGAGGTCTTTCTTACCAAGATGCTTATGCAAGATGTGCAACCAAATCTGTGTCTCCGAATGTAGCAGTGGTTCTTGCTGAAGTAATGGACATCTATGGTTTCAAACCAAAACATTTTGACATATGTCCTGGTGCACAGGAACTATTCAAACACTTTGTTGAGATGCCACTCGAAGATGACACCATTGGAATGGTT